CTGTCAGCGAGCTTCATGGGCTGAGGTGGGGGAATGTTGTTGTCGGGGGATGGATCGGCAACACCGAGCCGCCCTGCCTTTCCCTCGATACCTCGCGAGGGTGTTGTATAGCTTTCAGCCTGGTTGCGACAGGCATCAGGCTCCCCGACGAAAGGCCCTGTTTCCAGGGCCGTGGTGTGATCAGGCAGGGACTGCGCCGAGGTTCTTAAGGCGCTTCCACTCGAAGCGAGCATCTTCCACAGAAAGGGTCCAAGAACCGGTCCACTCAAACTTCTGAGGGTTGCGGTGGTTGCGGCGGAAACGCTCAAGGGTGATGAAGCCGCAGCGATCTCCAAATCTTTTGGTGAAGGCGAACTTTTGAGCGTCGTTGAGCAGAAGGGTGTGAGTCATTGTCCCGAGGTGTTGTGCGGATCTCCCGCTTGATTAAAAGTATGGCATACCAGGGGCTGGGTGGCAACCCCTGGCGGCATACAGATCAGCTGTTAACAGGTACAGCTACAGCGCGGACCTTTTCGCGGAAAATGCCGGTGCCGACGTAGCCGTGTCCGCCATACCAGGTGCAGACCTCGCTGCCCTGGAATCCCTGACGGGCGGCAACCCTGGCGGTTTCCCTCAGGCTCTTGGCGGCCAGGTCTGGGCGGCCAGCCCAGCTAACCCGGTGATTCTCGACGCTCCCGTCGCTGTAAGTGATCTCCAGGTAAACGACGTGGGTGTAGGTGCGGGCTGTCCTGCGGGTGAGCACCTCGCCGTTCTCGGCGGTGGCAGTGATCTTGCGGGGTTTGGTGGTCATTTTTGAAGCCGCTCAATGAGCGGAGGTGTGTCCCATCTCTGGGTGTGAACACAGTATGGCATACCAAGTAGAAGGTGTCAACACTCACCAGTCAGGTTCGTCTGGGACTTTTCCTACATCCCCAACAGGGGGTGCATCGAGCTGGTCACGCAACAGGTTGCGGAAGTTCTTGCCGACGTATCCAGGCGGCGGCACGTCTAGATCCTGCATCGTCCAATAACCCTTGCCTATGCCGTCCCGCAGCGTGCGCAGGACGGATTGCAAGTCATTTAATGGCTGCATCAATAGGGCCTGCTTGCCTTGTACTCAGCGTCGGCCTGAGGGTGCAGCAGAAACCTGCCGGGCATGATGCCATCAACAGGCGGGCAATAGGTGCAGTAGCGCCCAACGTGGTCATAACGCCCCATGCAGTACGGGGCAGCAGGACGCACACGCCCATCCATCTGATTCAAGGCTGACTCCATGTCGCCTGCGCGTATGGCCTTGTATTCAGCGACAGCGCCAGGCTTGGCATTGACAGGAATCGTCGCAAAGACAAAGTGCTCAGCAGCTTCAGGTTCAAACAGTTTCATCAGAGCATCCAGGAGGGCTTGCGTTCTTGCGGTTGCTTCTCTTCCAAGTAGGTGCAGTAATAGCCCTCTTTAAGCCACCTGCTGCACATAGGCAGTCTTTGCTCCCAATCCGGCGTAGAGCGTCTTTGGCTTTCTTGGTCAGCCGCCTCAATGGCACGCATCAGATCATCAGCAGACACCTCGTCAGGCACGATCTGCTTCCACTGCTCCAAAGCAGCGCCTTTGGGCTGTGACTGAACAAGGTGTTGGCAGGCCTGATAACGCTTCCAAAAAGCCTCGAACTCAGGAGACCCCTTTGTGGCTTTAGCGCGTGGTTTTCGCGCTTTTTTTTGATTTTTAACGTTAATAGTATTTTTTTCGTCTTCAATTCCTTGGGCAGGAACTGGAACAACCGTTGTCGGTTGCGGGAGTGACTGCTGTATTTGCAGAGCCCCTGCAACGCCGAGAGGTTGCTCAGGCGAAGGTTGTGTACCTGTGAGAGGGCGAGAGTTACCTTGTGGTCTTCCCGCACCGACGTGGTACGCGGACAGCTTAGCGTCAGCGTCAACCCCATGGATGCCTAAATCGATGAGATCCCTGATCACATCTGACTTGTTGCGAAATGGCTTGACCTGCGATTCGACCCATTCGAGCTGTTCTGGGCTGATTCTGATGTGGATGTGTGGCACAAACGGTTGACGTTGCCGCCCGAAGGTGACACCTTTGCGACACGTTCGCAACCCCTTGCAAACACAAATGCTGAAATCCGTTCCAGGGCTTGAGTTTTACCCTTTGATTCACCGATACAGATACAAGGGAGAATGGCTGCCCTACTCAGTGACGCAGGTCATAGATCACGACCTCAAGCCGTTCCTGCGTGCCCAGTTCGAGAAGACCAAGGACGGCCCTGATGGCTGGCAGGCACGCGGTGAAGCTGTCCACAAAGTTTTCGCCAACCACCTTCGTGGCGAAGGAAGCGTGCATCAAGACAAATGGTCGCCATGGATCGACACGCTGTTGGCCGAACCCCTTCTGCAAGACATCACACCGCTTGCTGTAGAGCAGCCCCTGCTCAACACGATTAAGCGAGTCGGTGGCACGCCTGATGCAATCTTTGTCAAAGGCGACGACATCTACATCGCGGACCTCAAGACCGTCAGTAAAAAAGAGGGCGTTTCTAGTCGCAAAGAGGCTTTACCTCAGCTAGGTGCTTATCTTGAGTTCGCCGCAAGCTGCTATCCCGGCGTTTACGTCACCAAGCTGGTGACGATCATCGCCGGCCCAGGCAAATGCAAGGTCCGTTTTTCGGAGCTTGAAAAAGCCACGGACGCATGGCAAGACGCTTGGGGCCGTTTCTCTGTTCTACAGCCTGATTTTTGATGAAGTGCCCTGAGTGCGGATGCTCTTGGATCAGCGTCCTTGAATCACGTCACACCAGCGAGAAGGCGATTAGCCGACGACGCCAATGCAAGGGGTGCAATCACATTTGGGCCACTGCTGAGGTGCCTGTGCCCCATGGAGAGTGGGGCTACAAGAACACGGCCAGGTTCAATGGCCGCGACAAGGCTGAGTTTGGCGTTAAGGCTCGGATGCTTGAGCGTCTCGCATCTGCGTGAACTGGTCTGAGATCCTGCGTAAGGGGGGCGTGCCTGAGCCCCCCGGCTATTTGGAGACTGTGCAGCGAGTGCAACAGAAGCCAAAGAAAAAGAAGAAAGCTAAGGGCAAGCGTTGACATGGCATACCAGTGACGGCATGATGCTGCGCATGAGCCCTCTGCCTCGTTCGCTCATGACCAGCCTCAACAGCAACAAACGGCCTCAACGTTTCCGCCCTGAGGGCTACAGCCCTTGGACTAACGCCATCGTGATTGCAGTTTTCTGCGCTCTCTTTGGCGGTGCGTTCTGGGTCAGCTTGACCCAGACGCTTGACCAGCAACAACGTCAACACTGCGAGCAGGGCTGGCAACCTGCCTGCGAAAAACTGAAGTAATGAGTCGGGGGATCTATTGGAACACCCGGCCTGAAGACACCGTCAGAGCGGCCAAGGCGAGAGCAAAAGCCGCTTTGCACGAAAAGAACCCAAAGCTCACAAAACTAGAGCTTGCTTTTTACCTTGCCCTCAAAAATGAAAACGGTTCAAATCAACCTTGATCAACTGCGATCTGAAAAGCTTAAAAAGCTGTCAGAAGCGACCAAGGGCAACATGACCAACGTGTCGATTGCTGGCGAGTTTATTGAGTTTGAGCAACCTAAGCTCAGCTCTTCCAAGCTTGCTCTGGCTCTGCTCAACTCTGCAATCGACAAGGCTTATGCACAGCTCCCCGGCTAGTTTCACGTTCCGCGTTCTTGGCACACCAGTGCCGCAAGGCTCTGTCAAAGCTTTTGGCAGCAGAGTCGTTGCAAACAACGAACAAGCCTTAGGTAGCTGGCGCTCAGATGTTGCAGCTGTTGCATATCGCGAGAAGCCAGCTGACTGGGACATCAACGCTGCAGTATCGCTGCGTTGTGAGTTTGTGTTTCCTCGGCCTTTGTCGCATTACGGCACTGGCAAGAACGCCACAAAGCTGAAAACGTCAGCACCTAGGCATCATGTCAAAACGCCCGATTTAGACAAGCTCTGTCGGGCATGTGGTGACGCTATTGCTGATGCGTGCGGCATGGTCCTTTTAAGGTCCGATGCGCAAATCTGTTCTATCTACGCCGCTAAGAGGTACTCAACCGATGACTTCCTCGGTGCCATCATCACCGTCACAGCCCTTGATTGAGGCGCTTGTCTCGTTCCACAAGACAGTGCCAGCCATTGGCAAAACAGCCAATGCCCAATACGGCAAGTTTGCCGATCTTGAGACTGTGCTCTCTACCGTCACGCCGCATCTGATTAAGAACGGTTTGGTGGTCTCACAGACCTTTGAGCCAAGTGAAGGGGTTGACCCGATCTTGGTGACAAAGCTGCTGCACGTCAGTGGCGCAGAGCTTGTAAGCCGTCTGCCAATGATTATTGGCAAAGGTCGCAACGCCCTGCACGACTTTGGCGGCTCTTGCACCTATCTCAAAAGGTATGCCCTACTAGCTCTGCTCGGCCTTACGGCTGACATGGACATGGATGGCGATTTTGCTGACGACAAGCCTTTAGCAAAGACAGAGCCAAAAAAAGCGCCAGCCGTCCCAGAGGTTTCTGACGAGGATCAACCTCTTTCAGAAGACGAGCGTCAAACGCTGATTCAAGTGATCACAGAGATGCAACCTGGCAAGCGTGAAAGCTTCTGCAAGTCGTTCCGATTTGCGTTCAAGCTAGGTGACAACGCTAAGGTCTCGTCTGCAATCACCAGCCGCAAGCATCAGGCCTGGATTCAAGCAAATGAGTGACGACGACAAAAAACGTGAACAACAAGCCAAGGCAGATGCCAACCGCCGTTCACAGCACTTCCAAGTGCGGCTAGATAAACAGCTAGCCCAACAGTTGCAGCACTATGCCGACCAACGTCACAACGGCATCATCAACTCTGCACTGATGACCATCATCTCCAAATTTTTCAACGGAAAGTAATGCTCAACATCACAGCTCACGGCAACCTTGGCAGTGACCCTGAACTAAAGGACTACAACGACACCCAAGTTGCTAGGTTCAGCCTGGCTGCCAACACTGGCAAAGACGAGACCACTTGGATTAACTGCTCTGTATGGGGCAAGCGTGTCGAAACTGTCATGCAGTACCTGCACAAAGGGGACAAAATTACTGTTGCCGGGTCAGGCAAGTTACAGGAGTACACCCGCTCTAAAGACAACAGCAAAGGCCATAGCCTGCAGCTGCGCGTCTCTGACTTCACGCTGCCGGCAAGGTCTGAACCTGCTGCAGCTGACAAACCTCGCATTGACTTTTAAGGTGAGAAAGAACGAGGTCAAAGGAGCGTCCCCCCGCGCTCCTTTTTTTATGAGGCCAACCATCAAGCAGGTCGAGAAAGACGGACTGCTGTTATGGGAGGTCAGCCACTGCGGAATGGTCCGCTACTTCAAGCACGACTGGCAGGCCAACTGGCATTTTGAGTCATGCGTCAGGCTCTACAGGTCCAGGGTCACAGGTAAGCAGGGTTAGTCCCAGCAAGCGATCTGTGCGTCTAGCTCGCTGATGCGTGTAACAGCTTGGCTTAGCAGTTTCCCTTGATGCCAGCTCTGCCTCACAAGGGCAGAGCAAAGCATTTTTAGCGCCTCTTCGTCGTTGCAGCTGTTGACCTCCCTGACGCTGCGTTCAACCTCAAGCTCTTCTTCAAGGGTTTGATTCACAACCATCCAGTCGGCCCAGCCCATTGGATTGTTACAGAATCTGTTGCTCTGAATAGTAAGCAGCGTTTTTGGCTGTGTCCATGCTGCGTTTTTACTCAGCAAATATGGCCCAGCCGCTGTGTGGCCCGTTCACCTGCCAACGCTGATGAAACTCAGCCTGTCGCACGCGAACTCGATAACCACTTAAGGCATCGTTGTGTCCCCCGTGTGCCATGTCAGGCACACCCATTGGGTCGCTCATCAGCCATTCGCTGTCGTTCGAGTAACGGCCTGAATAACCGTGAATCAGACTCCAGTGGCCGCAGGTGTAGGAACTGCACATTGGTGGTTCGCCGCGCAAAAGGTCGCCGGCATGGAGCCATCCCACCAAAACCGGGCGACCCTCGTCTATCTCCTTTTCTATGTCAGAGGCGTCAGCGTCTTGCACAAAACGTACTTTTAGCCCAAGGCTTGTGAGAGCTTTGACCTGAGCCATGACAGAAGTCGTTTCGCCAAATTTGGCTCTGATTTGGTTGTACTCCTCTTGTGTGCCGACCTTTTTATGAAAAGCGGCAAGCATTGCTGCCGCTGAGGTGAAGCACATACGTCTCCCGTCGGGAAGATTGAGTTGTCTGAAGTAGGCAGGCAAGTGAACTTCCTGGGCAATGCCGCTCGCTCGCCATGCTTCATACCAAGCCGCGTCCTCATCCAAAAGGCTTTGCGGCAGGGAGCGTTCAAGTTCTGCAATAGCAGCCAGCTGGTGGGGCGTACCACGGAAGAAGGTGAAGAACGGCAAGAGCGCGAATCCCATGGCTGTCAGCAGCAGGGTCACTTGGATGATGCCGGACACGCCTCAGTGGTCAACTCTGGTGTCAGGCAACAGCATTTCGCGCACATGCTTCACAGCAAGGTCGTCTAAGTCGTTGTCAGTTCTGGCAACAATCTTCTCCAACATCGCCACAATCAGCTCTTTGAACGCTCGTGATTTCCAAGCGGTCATCAACACAGGCTTGAGGATTAGAAGCATTGGCCTGGCCTAGTTACCCTTTAAGCGTAGCTCTGTTGCGCAATGGCAGAAACTCCAGACGATCATCACGAAAAGGAAGGCATCTCAATGGCAGATGTCGTCAAGGCTCTTGTCTTGGCTTGGAGTGCCGCGCTTCTAACTGCCTCTTATTTGGGCATCTTCCCCCAAATGAAAATGGACAATACGTTTGTGGCCAGTCTATTGACAGGTGCCATGGCTTCTTTTGGCATCGAGCGCAAGAGCAATGGAAATGGCAATAAAAAACCCACTATCGTGGATAACAAAGATTCCAAGGCTGGCATCAAATGATTCGAGCACTTTTGGTATTGGGTGTCACATTGTCAGCCGCTTTGCCCGCTCGTGCTGATTTAACCCACAAAATTCAAAGCTCAGTACAACTGGAGGTTGGTGGAGCCTCCACACGCGCCATCAGGGTTGGCAACAGCTACAGCATCAGCGGAACCGGAGTAGACACCAGCGTGACTTCAGGTGGCTCTACTACTAGCGATGCTCTTGGTGGTCTTGGTGCAGCGACCAATGGCGTCAACGCCATCACAATTCCAGACGCAACCCAAAAGACTGCTGGCAACTCATTTAGCTTTGCGACCAGCTACACCCAAGGCGACACCGTTCCAACCTCAGCTCCCACTGTTGGTGCCGTTCCAGCCTTTGGTGATGTCACCAGCACAGCTGCAGGCGTCAACACTGGCTTGGCTGGCACCATCACCACAGCAGGCGCTGTCACGATTTCACCTGGCGGAGCCAACACAACGGCTATCGGTCAAGTCATTACTGAGCTGACAACCCGGTGAAACGGCTAATCATTCTGCTGCTGCTGCCTTCTCCAGCAGTTGCAGTGCCTGTCGTTCCCAATTTTTCTCAGGGCCTTGTCTCCTCCACGACACAGTCGAAGACGGTTGTGCGCGAGAGCATTGTTTCTGAGAGCTACCGCACTGGCTTTGAATACAGCGTCAGCGGGACTGGAGTTGAGCCAACCAGCGGTGTAGTTAGCCCGTCAGCAGGGACAACATCTTTAAACCTTTCTAGTCGTTCAACTTGGAAACAAACCGTGCCAGGTGCAGCATTCCAGTTCGCAGAGACTTACAGCGGACCTGGCCTCATAGAAAAAGTCAATATCGAACGCGAGACCCTTATCGAAACAGTTGTGGACTCCACCAGCACGTTTAGCCAATGAAAGCAGTTGCCGCAGCTGTATCGCTCAGTTTTTTGTATTGCTTACCTGCTGCAAGTCAGGTCAGTGCAACTGCATCTCCAGTGAGCAATTCTTCGGGCTCTGTTGTTAATCAAGCGGTGCAAATCGTGCCGGGACAGTACCTCAAGTATTCAGTAGGTAGCGGCATTCAATGCGATGGAGCAACGCTAAACATCTCCCCCTTTGTTTCGTCTACGCATTCTTTTGGCCAGCCAAACAATGAGTATTATCACGAGAATGTGTACGATAACAGCGATAATTTTGGCCTTATAGATCCAGAGACTGGGCTTGATGGCCCTGACGGCATCCCAGACAATCCTGGCAAGGTGCTCTATACGAAACCGCAGAGAACAGGTTATCGCCAAAACTTCAGTACCAATCTGGGCATCACCGCAACCTTCTCAGTGCCTCTCGATTGGGGCCCTATAAACCTGTGTAAGGACGCGCAGCGCAAGCAAGTTGCCTTGTACGAACAAGCCTTGGCGGACAAGCGGCTTAACTATGAGATGGGAAGACTTAAAGCCTGTGCGACTGCCCTGCGCGAGGGTTATGGCTTCGCCAAGACTTCGCCTTTTTATTCCATCTGCGCTGATGTCGTCCTCAAGCCCAAGCCGGTAGAAGACCACACCCACCAGATTATTTACCCAAAGCCCGCCTCAGATCGCGAATGGCTTGATTCCGGTGACGCTGAATCACCCGCCGCTGCTGTAAAGATTCCGGTTTTACCTTACGGCCAAGTTTCTGATTGACCTTCTTCACCACCTTTTTGGTCAAAGGCTTGGCCAGCTTCTGCAGCAATGACGCGATCGGTTTGGCGAATATGGCGGTGGTAGTCGCGAAGGCGGCAGTCAAGGCGATTGAAAAGGTTGGCCCTACGTCAGGCAGATAATTGTTGACCATCTGGCTGACAGGGATTGAACCCCATATCTCCACACATTTGCCATCCTTCAACTCATGGCCAGTCAAAATCTGATTGCCTAGCTTCGAGAAGCTTCCTAGTTTCTTCGCCCCAAATGGCGGGCAGGGAGGGTCATTTGTTGTCACCCTTGGAATGTCGGGACCGCCGCCCGGCACAGTGGGTTGAGGGGATGGGGCTGGACTTGACACATCCGGCCTCTTTATTTTGGGTTGTGGTGGCTGCACCCAAGTGAAGTCACGCGGCCTGTAGTCCGGCGCTTCATAAACAGGCACCGCACCAGTGCATAACGTCACGTTGCCGCGCGGGTCCTCCTCAAACGTTTCCGTTCCATTGCCAACAGCAATCCTTGCCCGCACACAGCCAGGCATATCAATAACTGGGAACCGCGTAGACGTAACTGGCGGCGCTGCTGGTAAAACAGGTGGTGGTATCGGCTGACTGACAGAGATCATTGGCACGCCGATTGCATTTACCCCGATCTCAGGAATCTCCGGCATGAAGTCAGAACGGTTTACAGCAGGTAACGAACTTTGGATCGAAGTTACCAAGCACAGGGAAGGCCCGCCGCTCGTCTATGTCTGCAGGTCTGGCAAAAGTTCAAAGCTATTCACTGATCCGGCCAAGCTCCTCAAGTTTGTGCGCTGGCCTAAATCAACCCCCACAGGCCAAGCCCTGCGTGAATGGCTTGACCATTGGGATGCACCAGAAGTTGAGCCGCAGGCCGAAACTAAAATGGTGACTTAATCGGCACAGCTGGGCCTGTAGTGGTCGGCAGCTCAGGCAACGCCGCATCAATTTCACCTGGAATCATCTCGGTGACATCGCCCATCATGTCGGCAGCCATGTCGTCGATCATTCCGGGAATTCGAGCAAACGCAACAATCGACGCTCCAACAAGAGCAGACGACATCACGAAGCCAAGAACGCCGAGAACGTTGCAGATTTTTTGCATGGTGATTGCAGATAAAACAAAAGGCCCCCTCTCGGGAGCCCTTTGCCGACCTGTGTGAAGTCCTCTGAGTTATAGCTCAGAGTTGGAACTTGCCACCAACCTTCAGGTTGATGCTGGTGTCATCGTCATAAGAAACGAAGGACAGTTCGGTGTAGCCAGGGCCAAAGCCATAACCAGCCTTGCCGCTGATGCCGTAGTCCACTTCACCAGTGTCAGGCACTTTGACCATGGGGCCAATCTGGGCATACGCACCACCACCTTCGATGCCCAGGTGCAGATCAATGTCCATACCGCCAACACCAGTGTCAAGGTTGGAACCGACGTTGGCTTCAGGGTTGAAATACACGGGAGCTGCGTGCGCAGGCAATGCCAGCACACTGGCGATACCGACGACACCACTCGCAATCAAAGTTTTGAGCATGGGAAAGAGGGTTAACGTTTTCCCTGGCCACGGTATCTCTTTTTGCCTCGCTTGGGGCGACTGTGCTTGCCAGCTCCCTGCGTGGTGCGTTTTGGCTTGCCGACGACAAAGACATTTCCGCTAAGTGACTTGGCCATCAGTACCCGTCAGTTGACTGCAGGTTCTGATATTTAAGAGCCAAGCCAGTAAACAACCCATGCTGGGGATGGCTGATCATGTCTCGACCATCAAGGAAGAACAATTCTTCCAGCCATAACGTCCGAGCAGCCATCGCTTGTACGTCAGACGCCCCAGGCTTAGACGCAATCATCGGGTCAGGTCGTTGCATCATTCAGCAGCAATAGAAAGCAGCGCCCAGCCGAGCACCAGCAGGACGCCTGTAGCTAAACCAGCCAGAAACGTCATTCGATCGCGTCAGGCCAGGCTGTAGCGATATTAGGGTTAGCCACCGTTTCCATCACGGCATTGCCGTTATCGTCAACAACACCGTTGCCATCGTCATCGGTTTGCTGCTGCTCAATCGTTGCCGATCCAAACAGCAGTTCCTTCAACGCTGCAACATCAGAGCAGTTGTCGATTTCGGTTTCGCGCGTGTTGCAGGCTGTACGCACTGCAGCGCGATAAGTGGTGTAGTTAGAGGGTTTGGCTGCCTTGAACTCAGCAAAAGACGTTGCCTCGTCAAGCGCCTTAATAACGCGCTTATCAGAGTCGTTAAGCAGGCTGGCAGCAATCTCGTTCTGCTTTGCTTTCCACAGTGTTTTGAGACCTGTGGTGGTGTTGCCGTCGTCGTCAGTTACGTCATCCAGCTGCTTGGGTGTCGAACTATTCCAGTAGAACCTTTGATCGTAATTCGTATCTTCTGGTTCTTCCCACACCATGCCGATACCACGCTTGGTGGCATCTGAGGTCTGACGCATCCACTTGTTTGAATACTGGATGCCAGTGGCTTCATTGACGAACGCCACGTCATAGGCGATTCGGCGTGATCCGAGTTTCCAGGGCATGGGTCTAGACCGATGGTGTGAGTTTAACGAGCAAGCCCGCCATTGGCTTGGAAGGGGTTAGAAGCAAATGCGAGATATATGTAACTCTCGCCATTCAGGTTTATCTCTGACGCGCCATTATCGCGCAGGCAGAACCCGTTGCTCAATATGTCAATGCCAAAATCTGGTGCTGAAGCGGTGCTGCCGTTACCACGCTTCTCTTCCGTGTTTGCGTTGTTGGCAAATAACGAATTTACATTGACGTTATTTGGTTCTCTTGCGGCATCAAATATCGCCCAACCTGTATAAGCAGGGTAGGCAGTAATTGATGTAGTTTTTATCATTATCCACCTGGGTTGGAATCCGGTGTGCTGGAAATTTTTACCTGAATTGCCTTGATAGGAACCAAATGCGCTATAGCCTGCAACAGGTGCAAAGCAGTAGGCGATAAATGTTCCATTGTTTGTAACACCATCGCTGCCGTTAGAAAATACAGAAGACGTGGGCGCAGTGTTATTCCAAGCGTCAGCTGATGTTTGTGAAGCGCCTGTTGTCTGAAGCAATATGTATTTTGTTGCTCCTAGGCTGCTGTGATAAACAAACCAACTAGCAGAAGCAGACCGAGATTTGCGAATAATTACTGATGGAGCAGCGTTCAATCCATGCCCGACAGTCGCGCCTGCTGATCCATTTCCTGTGTAAGAAACAATACTAAACCCAGCCTCAGGATTTGCTTTAACAGTTGCCTGAATACTGCCGCCAAAGTTAGATGCGCCAGCAGTGCTGTTCGTATTGATCTGACCACCCATTCCTGAGTGGTTAGCGCAACTGTAGTAGAGCGTTGAAACACCTGTTCCAAGAACCAATGTTGTCTTGGCACCTGCGCTGCCAGGCGTTCCGGTGTGCGTCACGCCCGTGGTGTAATCAGTGCCGTTAGCAGACGTTCCAAACCGAATCGGATGGCCTGCGTTGCTGCTATCTGACTGATCAAAGATGTAGGTGCTGCCCTCAGCAAGGTCAAGCGTTACTGCGCTGGTGCCAAAGTCATCGAAGCGGTACTTGTTGCCGCTGTCGCTAACAACTTTGACGGTGTAGGTCTTGTTGCTGTTCGCCCCAGCGTTGAAGGCCCATCCGACGTAAGTGGTATTTGATTCGTTGCCATTCTTTGCGCTAGTAGTGCCTGCTGACATTGTGTATCCATCTGAATTAAACGCTGACAAATAACCATGCTCATGATTGGTTGCTTCGGCATCTGCAAGGTCGCTGCGCAATACTTTGCCTGCGGCTCTAACAATGTCATACCAGTTTTGCCCGTAGGCTTGGTTACGCGCTTTTGTCCAAATCAAATCAGGACTAAACCCAATGTTTGCAATTGTGCGTGTTGAGTTTCCATTTCCTGTATAAGTCACCACATCAAACTGAGCCGAACCATCGGGAATCGTCGCGGCAGGCAATGCCGTGGTGTTCAATGCGGCGTAACCACTAGGCATCGGGTACTTGAACCGCGAAGCTCCAAAATTTATTGCAAGACTAGCTGCAGCGTTTTTCACGCTAGGAGTCCAAGTTTCATCGTCGTCGTTTAACGCAGTCGAACTACCGATTGCAACACCGTTCTTGTAAAACTGGATTGCTTGCGTTGCAGAATCAAGATCTAATGCAATACCTAACACATCGCCATTCGCCAAAGTAGTTCCGCTGAATGTTTCAACGGCTGAACCAGAATTTCTGTAAATAGCGGATTGACTAGCTTGAGAATAAAACTGAACCTTTTTAGTAAACGTGCCGCTGTCTTGCGTGTCACTTGCTACGCCAACCAAGAAAGTATTGTTGACATTATCAAGAGTGCCAGTGTTAGTCACCTCCCAATACCATTGGCCAGTTGTAACCCCAATAGTTGCAAAGTTATTATTAGTCCCTGTGTAAGCAAGATTTCCGTTTGACAGTGTTCCACCCTGCGAAGACAAGGGATTCAGCGTTGCGTAGTTGCCGCGCTGATAGCCACCCGTCGTGTCCGTTGCGCTCGCATCTGCAGTGACTGCATTTGGTACGTCAACAAGACAATCCTCATCCGACCCAATCTCGTCATCACCGATTGCCATATACAAATACTCTTGCCCACTGGTGTTTGCAGCGGTGCCCTTAAGTTGAAAACCGTTCTCCAACACATCAATAGTGACAATATCTGCCTCAGCGTCACTTGCGTTTGGCTTCAAGCCTTTTGCATTGGCTGAATCAGTGTCCCGCTGAGTGTCGTTAATCACCCATGAGCCAGTGCCAGTGCTCTTGAACAGGATCCATCTGGGCTTAAAGCCGGTCACGACTACAGGGCCTGTGGTGCTGCCATTGCCGGTGTACGAACCAATCCGCTGGTAGCCGGGGACATCTGCAAAGCAATAAGCGATGTGATCATCGCCACTTGTGTTTACTGCACCGGCTGTACCAATAGAAAACACCGAAGACGTGGGATCTATGCTATTCCAAATATCACTAGCATCAGTAGCAAATGCGATTGTGCTGTTCAGATACAGGTAACCGGTAGCCATATTGGCTACAGACCCGTGGTAAACAGCCCAGTTACTAGCAGTGTCTCTTGTTCGGGCTATCACAAGTTTTGGGGCAGTATTTAATCCATGCCCAACAGTCGCATTTGAGCCCGTTCCTGCATAAGAAACGATACTGAAGCCGTACTGAGCGTTTGCAGATACCGATGAAGTGATGCTGCCGTCAGTGTTAGAAACTGCCGTGCCACCTGCCTTCCAGCACCAGGCAACATGTGTTTCATTTGAATCATTTACTGACCACGCAGCTCCCTGACCTACAGTAAAACCATCTGAATTAAATGATTTGAAGGCATTTTGTGAGTCAGAATTATTAGTATCTCCGGTCGTCCTATTAGATGAAAGTATTACACCAGCGCCCCTCACTGAGTCAGATAATACGTGAAATGAAGTTTGACTTCTGGACTTGATCCACACAAAATCCGGCTGGAACGCCAAAGAGTCGATCGACTGCGTTCCACCGTTGCCGGTGTAGGTCACCACATCGAACTGCGTTTTGCTGGTGGTCAGACCTTCATTGGTGACGATGTTGTTTACGTCCCAGTTGTTTCCTGACCGATCCGCAAATGCTGCAAATACGTAAGTCTGACCGCTGGCGTTTGTTGCGTTTCCTGATCCAGTAACAGTAAACCCGTTATCAGTTAGATCAAAAACACCATCAAAAGCATCAGCGCCACTTGTGTCGGCAAAAAGCACCACATCACCGCGCTCTTTGTCTTTAATCTGCCAGTTGTATGAACCCGTCGAAGACTTGACAATCAAAAATGCGGGCCTAAAACCGCAGTCCACCGTGTGAGTTGAACCTGTGCCGCTGTAGCTCGAAAATTTTGAGTAGCCCGATACCTCGCTCCAGACGTAAGCAATGTGCTCATCGCCGCTTTTGTTTACGTCAGTATCTGTGCCAACGGTGAAAAGACTTGCTGTTGGCGCGGTGTCATTCCATGAATTTGCTGCAGTTTGTGCAGCACTGGTTGAATTAAGTTTTAGTCGTTTTGTTTCGCCTGTACTGACATGAAACACATTCCATTCAGATGGCGACGTGTCTAGATTCTTGACGATATACCACTTAGGCACAGTTGAGAGTCCGTGCTCAATCGTCCCAGCAGTGCCCGTGCCTGTGAACTTACAAATACTGAAGCCATAGTCAGTTGATGCTGAGACTTCTGCATTGATCGTGCCAGCTGTTTTAGAAACAGCAGGCCCGCCAGCTCGCCATGTCCAGGCAACGTAATTTTTGCCAGAACCGTTAACACCAGCAGCACTACCCAGATTAAAACCGTCTGGGTTAAATGTATTCAGTTCGTTTGTTGAAGTGCCCTGTGCCGTTGTTAGGTGACTTGAAAGGTACTTGTTAGCCCCACGCACTGTGTCGTAAATGTTGTGACCGTTTGTTGATGTTCTTGACTTAATCCATACCAGCCCAGGTTCAAAGTTCAAGCCGCCGATATTTTGCGTTCCACTATTACCCGCGTAGGTAATGACATCCATCCCTTTCTTAGGGTCAAGGTCAGGGATTGTTGGTGCGGAATCAAAACCCAGCGCCTCAATCGTTGACGAATCGCTGAAGTTCAGGTGGAAGCCGTTATTTACTGTCGCAACGCTTGGATCAACAAGTTCTAATCCATCAACCTTGATATATCTGAGTCCAGAGCTTCCGCT